TTATCATTACGGAGGGTGAGATTGATTGCATGACAGTCAATCAAGTCCTTGGTGGAACTTGGCCTGTCGTATCTCTTCCTAATGGCGCACAGTCTGCAGTGAAGTGCATCAAGGAGAACCTTGAGTTTGTTACTTCATACAACGAGGTTGTGCTATGCTTTGATATGGATGAACCCGGACAGGAAGCGGCTACTGCGGTGGCGGATATCCTACCGCCCGGTAAGTGTAAGATTGTAAAGCTTCCTTTCAAGGATGCCAATGAATGTCTCAAGGCAAACCAGACTAAGCAACTGGTGTCTGCTATCTGGGAGGCACAGCACTATTCGCCGGATGAGATTCTCCATGTCTCTAAGGTAGTGAATGATATGGAGGAGATGGATTCAGTACGAGTCTACCCCTTCCCATACGACAATCTATCAGAGTATCTGATTGGTCAGCGGTCTGGAGAGATTACCCTATGGGCATCCGGCACAGGCTCAGGCAAGTCTACTATCTTGCGTGAGCTTATGATGCATCACCTTTCCGAAGGTCGCAGCGTAGGCTGCATCATGCTTGAGGAGTCTCCGCAGGAGACAATGGATGACATGATCAGCCTCATGCTTAACAAGCCTGTCCGTGCTATTCGTGCATGCCGCATGATGAATGATCTCCGTGTGCAGATGGGCAAGAATCCCATTCATATGCAGATGATTGATGATCTTACCGATGAAGAGTACTATACTGCCAAGCGCAAGCTCAGTGAGACTAGTTTCTACATCTATGATCACCTTGGCAATAACGCCATGCAGAATCTGCTTGCTCGTATGGAGTTCATGGCTGTGTCCCTTGGTGTTCAGGTAATCGTGCTTGATCACATCACCGCTGCTGCGGCTGGTCTAATGGGAATGCATGACAAGGATGTTGAGGGTGGTGGTTCAGAGCGAATCATCATCGACACATTGATGAAGGAACTGAGAGCATTGGCTGTTCGTACAGGTGTCCACATCGACATCGTATCTCAGCTGAAGAAGTCGGAAAAAGCATATGAGGAAGGCGACCGCATTACTCTGCAGGATCTACGAGGCTCCGGTGCTTTGGCTAGTGTACCTAACACAGTCGTTGCCCTTGAGCGTGATCGTCAGAATGCAGACCACAAGATTGCCAATACTACAATTGTTCGCGTACTCAAGAATCGCCTGACAGGTCGGGCGGGTATTGCTGCTACGCTTTTCTATGACCATACTACTGGTCGCCTCAAGGAGATCGGCTTTGCCGTAGCTGAGGATGGCTCACTAGTCTTTGAACCAGAGGAGAACTAAATGAAGGTATGCGTCCTTGACATTGAAGGTAACGGATTGGGTGAGCTTGTCCTTGACAGCAAGGGTAAGCCATATACAGAAGCGACTAGAATTCTATGCGCCGCTACCAAGGTCAATGACGAAGACCCGATCCTTTGGCTAGAACACCAGATGAAAGATCTGGTCAAGTACCTCAGTGAGATGCCCGTGATTATCGGACACAATATCTGGGGCTACGATTTTCCCGTAATGCGTAGGCTGTACGGGATGGCGCGACCGAAGTGCATTGTTGATACGCTCGTTATCAGCAAGTTAATGTATCCAGACATTAACAATCACCCACTAGGTGATAACTCTCTGGCTTCTTGGGGCAAGTATCTCAAGTTCCCCAAGATGGATTACACAGGTGGATGGACGCAGTACTCAGACGAGATGGGTACTTACTGCTTGCAGGATGCTAGACTAGGTATGGCAATCTACAATGCACAGAAGCCATTCATCACGAAGAACAAGGACTTGGTTCGCTTTGAGAGTCAAGTATCCGAGATACTAATGGAGCAAGTAGAGCATGGATTTAATTACGACCGTGATGCAGGAGAGAAGTTGTATCAAGACCTTATGCTGGAAAAGCTTGGCATTGAGGACGAGATGCGTCAAATCTTTCCTGACAAAATTATCATCCGCCATTCGGAAAAGACAGGCAAGCGTCTGAAGGACAAGATTGAGACTTTCAATCCCGGTAGCCGACAGCAGATTGCTTCCCGTCTTAACGAGAAGTATGGATGGGAGCCACCCCTGACCGACAAGGGTAATCCAAAGGTAGACGAAGCAGTGCTTGCTACCCTTGAGTATCCCGAGGCAAAGAAGCTGACTGAGTATTTCAACAATGTCAAGCTTATGGGTATGGTTGAGGATTGGAACACCAGAGCAAACACAAGCAGAGATCACCGCATTCACGGTGGTATCAATGCTCAGGGTGCTGCTACTGGTCGTTGCACACATAGCCAACCTAACATTGCTCAGGTAAGTGGCGACCATCGTGCAAGAGAGTTGTGGATTGCAGACCCCGGAGATGTCGTTGTCGGTGCTGACTTGTCAGGTCTTGAGTTGCGTATGCTTGCTCACTTCATGGCTAAGTATGATAATGGCGAGTATGCCAAGGTTCTCCTTACCGGAGACATTCATACACACAATCAACAAGCGGCTGGTCTTGCGACTAGATCACTTGCCAAGTCATTCATCTACGCCTATCTATATGGCGCAGGAGACAAGAAGATTGCTATGGTATGCGACTGCTCCGTTGATGCTGCTCGTAAGTTGCGTGAGCGTTTCCAGAAGGAAATCCCCGCACTTGCCAAGGTACAGGATGCCGTCAGGTTTGAGACAGTCAAGACAGGAAAGGTTCGTCTACCCGATGGCAGACAGGTTCCCGTCCGTAGCGAACACGCTGCCCTCAACACGCTCCTGCAAGGCTCAGGCGCGGTCGTATCGAAGTACTGGATGGCTGAGGCTAGCAAGGCTGCGGCTCAACACAGGGCAAGCCAGCTCGCCTACATCCATGACGAATTGCAGTATTCTTGTCCCAAGTCTTGTGCCGATAGTTTCGGCAAGGCAGTCACACAGGCTGCAACGACTGCTGGAGAAATGCTTAAACTTAACATTCGTATTGATGCCGAGTATCGTATCGGTAATAATTGGGCTGATACCCACTAAGGAGTTTTATGTCAGAAAATCTAACAATTTATATTGCTGGTCCGATGCGTGGATATCCGAACCACAACTTTGACGCATTCTACAATGCCGAGAAAAAGTGGATCAAGAATCCAATGATCGACAAGATTCATAATCCTGCTCGTATGGATGAGGAGGAAGGCTTTGATCCATCTACCGCTGTGGATTCAAAAGAACATCTGCGGTCATGCATGAAAAGGGATTTGAATGCTATCCTAGATTGCAATGCAATGGTTATGCTTCATGGATGGGAACATTCAGAAGGAGCTAGAGTTGAGCATTCACTCGCAACTTATTTAGGAATGCCCATCTTCTATGAGAGTTAATGCTAAGATTGCCTTCTATAAATTCAAGCCATTACAAGGCTGGCGTTATGCCTTTATTCGTGTACTTGCTAACACTAAGCACACTCATGCTCATCTTGAGTTTGATCTAGATCCACCTATAGCTGTCATTGTAATAGATGGTAAGGCTGCTCAGATGATGAAAGTAAGTTCACTAAAGAAAATGAAAGTAGAAAAGTACTATGAATATCCAATTGGAGAACTGGATATTTCTTCAACTGACTTTCAATTCTTTCAGACATACAAGAACATCAGAGCATATAAGATGATTTTCTATGCAGTTGTTGGCAGATTCTTTGGTATGAAGAAGCCAGCAAGTTGCGTAACCTTTATTTGTGATTATCTAAGATTCAAAGGTTGGGATACTCCCGATCTGTTCAGTCCTAAAGAACTATGGGAGAGCTTACATGCTGCTAATAATGATCGGTGGAAAGGCCCGTGTGGGCAAAACAACACTAGCCAAGTGGCTAAGTGAGTACGCTTACAACGAAGGATATACTCCTGTAATCCTTCCTTTTGCTCAGGCACTAAAGGACGAGGCAGAGAAGCGTGGTTATTCCAAGGATAAGAATCCCGAAGAGTATCGCGCATTTTGCCAGACACTTGGTTCCGAAGCACGAAAGGAAGATACTGACTTCTGGGTAAAGAAGTTCAAGGAAAAGATTAAGTTCATGTATGAGCAGGAGCAAAAGGCTTTGGCCCAAGATCCTGATACTTGGCATGAGAAGGTAATCATTGTAGATGATTGTCGTTACATGAATGAAGTAGCTGCTGCCAGAGATCTAAAGGCATTGACTGTCTTTATCTCCTCCGGTAATAGGGAACTACCAGAAGCAAAGGCTGAATGGAGAACCCACGAATCCGAAGCAATGGCTAATGCCATAGACGATCAAGACAAAAACTATACAGAAGTTTTTGATTATGTCATCAGAAATGAAAAGTCTGAGCGACTCTACAAAAGCAAGGTTACTGAAAAGTTTGAGGAGTGGTTCCATATTCTATCCGAGGGATTGATTGGAAACCTATGCTCATGCGAAATGTGTCTGGCTTCAAGAGAAGACCGTGACCCAGATGCGGAAAGAGTTGTTCAACACATAATGGATATAATCCTAGGAGATAAGAAAGATGGAAAGACCTGATGTTGCTGTTCTTGATGGAGATATCCTGTGCTACCGAGTTGCTTTCTGGGCAGATCAAGAGGGTGTTGAATACCTAGAGGAAAGACTTGAGCATGATATCAAGGCTTGGACTCCAGCAGGAATTACAAAGACATACATTGCTATGTCCTGTAGCCGAAAGGATAATTACAGAAGAGACTTCTGGGAATCCTATAAGGCACATCGGGATGTCCGTAAGCAGACTCCAGATAGCATGGATTATGCTCTGGAGTTGATCAATCAGCATGACATTCTGACAGTTCCACGGCTAGAAGCAGATGATATCATGGGTATCATGGCCTCCTCTGGTAAGGGGATTGCCGTTACCATCGACAAGGATCTACGATCTGTACCCGGTTGGCATTGGAATCCAGACAAGGAACACACACCAGATATTGTGGATGAATATACCGCAGACCTAAATTTCCACAAGCAGTGGATTACAGGGGATACTACGGATAACATCCCCGGTATCTGGAAGTGGGGGCCAGCCAAGGCCGAGAAGTGGCTAAAGTATGTCCACCCCCGGAACTGGTCGGCTGCTGTAATGGCAGCTTATGACCAAGCCAAACCACAGGATGGCACTAAATACGATTATGATTACTGTTTGGCTATGGCTAGGTGTGTCCGCATCCTACGGGATGGCGAGTACGACAAGCAGACCAAACAGGTTAAACTATACTGCCCAATAGTTGGGGCTACTGAAGAATAAACCAAGGAGATACTAATGGATACTAAAGTTACTTGCTACGATACTAACTCAGCTGTCTATGCTGATAACAATAATTACAATACTTCTACTTATTCCTATAGGCCAGAAGGTATCCCTATGGTTCTCCATACTGACTATTGTAAACCAGAGTATAAGACTAAAGGTGCTGCAGGGGCTGATCTAAAGTCCGTGCTTCACCTGACTCTAGCTCCGGGTGCTAGTCATCTGATTTCGACCGGGGTATCTTTGGCTATTCCAGAGGGTTTCGTGGGTCTTGTATTCCCACGATCTGGTCTGGCCTCCAAAGGTATCACCCTTAAGAACTCTGTTGGTGTTATCGACTCTGATTACCGAGGTGAAATTATGGTAGCCTTGGTAAACAACTCATATGAGACTGTCGAAATCAACAAGGGTGATCGCATTGCACAGATTGTCTTCCTACCTGTTACTCAATTTCCACTTATCTCTGTCGATAAACTCCCAGAGACTGCAAGAGGAACTGGTGGATTTGGAAGCACAGGAGGAAACTGATGGATACATTTCAAAACTTTATTGCCATCTCCCGGTATAGCCGATGGATGGATTCTGAATCTCGCCGTGAGACTTGGGATGAAACCGTGGATCGTTGGTGGAACTACTTCACCGCCAAGGTTCCAGCCCTAGCCTCACGACCAGATGTTCGTGATGCAATTCTAAACCTTGAGGTACTACCCTCAATGCGTGGGCTTATGACCGCAGGACCAGCTTTGGACCGCGACCATACAGCCCTTTATAATTGCTCTTATCTTGAGATTGATTCACCAAGATCATTCTCAAATCTAATGTATATTCTAATGTGCGGTACTGGTGTCGGTTATACTGTTGAGCGTCGATGCACCGATAAGTTACCAGCTATTCCCACAATACACAAGATGTTCGATCAGGTAATGACAGTCGATGACAGCCGTGAAGGTTGGTGCGACTCTCTACATTATCTAATCAAGAATCTTTACATGGGTGTCCACCTGAAGTGGGACACCAGCAACATTCGCAAGGCTGGAGAAAGACTCAAGACTTTCGGAGGACGCGCAAGCGGTCCTGCCCCGCTTGAGGAAGTATTCCGCTTTGTCGTTCAGACATTCTACA